AATTTATCAATTACGAATAATAATAAAACACATATCTCGTATAATAACATTTTTGACACGATCTGAGACAATCTTTTACTTCTAATACTCTTCCACCCATTCAACTTTACGCTCTTAAATATTCCTGTGAAAGTATCAAGAATAATAGCAGCACCAACAGCAACAAGTATTCCATAAATAGGAACAAATAGAAGTATTAATGACGAAAATATATAGTTAACGTATTTCATTATTTCCCCTGTCCTTTATATAGTTTAACATAGTTTTTGCTTGACTTAGATGTACTTGTCTTAGTCTTAGCGTGAACTCCCTTTCGTTTTACCTTAGGAGCCGCTTTAAATACTGAGGTATTAGTTTGCTTTGCCATTTTACCAAAGAGCTGTAATTTTACCTGCTACGGTATCTGTAAAATGAACTTTTATTACTTGAATAGGCAATACTGTTCCTGCAGGAACTGCAAAAAAAGTAACAATATCTTGACCGGCTGTAGTAACAGTTAAATCTCCCGCATTTCCAACATATAAATAACAAGCTTGAGGTGCATTTGAAGTTTGAGAAGAGGCATTGTAAATAAAATAAGGCTGTGATGTGTCGCTAACAATATCTGCATTTAACAACAACTCAGTAGCGCTTATAACTTCTAAAACTGTTGCAGCACCTGTAGCGTAAACAATATCGCCTGCCTGAATATTACTTGTAATAAAATTAGCATTCTCATCAATTAACCTCTCAGAAACTTTATCTGTAGGAAATGATGATGTTATTAAATTTGGATAAGGTACATTCGCATTATCAGATGGAATAACCTTTAAGGCTCTCGTGTATTGTGCTTGAAATACTGACATAATTTTTAAATTTTATAAAATGTTTTATTAATAATTAATTTTGGATTATTTAAAGACTCTTTTCTGCCATCGCACCCACAATCCTCAATACCCATAGCATTAGTAATAGTTTTAACAGCTTTCTTGATACCTGTTTTGGTGGTAATCTTTTCTATTGTATCTCCTAATCCTCTGCTTTTCATTTCTTTTTGATTTTACCAACATTACCTTTTAGGAATTTCATCTTTCCATCAAGGGATTTTTTTGATTCGTATTTTTTGGCTTTTTCAATGACTTTTTTCATTTCGTAAAGATATTAAATTTTTGAAACTTTTTTACCCATACCAACTCTTGACTTTTCAGCCTTCTTCGCAATCAATTTTGACTTGCTAATCTCTGAAATAGTCTTAGGTGTTTTTGATGAGACCTTAACTTTTGGTCTGCAATATTCATTCTTACCACCCGCACCACAAGCTTTACCTGTTCGCGTATCAGTCCACTTCTCTTTTTCCCATCTTTTTAAAGACGTTCCTTCAGAAGTCTTTCTAACACTACCTGATGCCTTTCTGCATTTAGCAATCGCTTGAGAAGCTCTTGCCGATGGAAAAACATCGTATTGTGCTTTTACTTTTTTATAACAAGCGTCTTTCATCTTAATATTTTCCTCTTCGATTTTTTGGACTCGAAGCAGTTGATCCTCCCGGACCTGCCCATAATTTTTTACACGCCCAATATCTTGGGGTTAACTTATCATTCGCTGTGTCGCATTTGTGTCTCGCTTTGAAACTTCTACGAGCAGCAGGGGAATAGTTATGACCATAGCCCTTAGCTCCAAAGTGGAGGAGTTTCTCCTCCCCATTGGAACAGGCTTTTACCATCATCTTCTTTCCTTCTCTATTTGAAGGAACAGGACGGTTGCATTTCATTTTTGACTTATCCACGGAAAGCACGTGTTGTATGTCCCGGAGTTTCAGTTTGAACAGGGACTTCGTTTAACTCTGCTTTTTGAGTAGGAACATCTTGAGTTGCCTCAGCAGTAGTTTCTACTGTTTCTGCAACTAAACCGTTTTTTACTTCTTCAGTTTTCTTTGCCATCTTGCTTTAATTTAAAAATTAACAATAAGGGTTTTTACCCTTCATACCTGTTCCTTTTGCAGCAGCCATAACTTTGTTAGTTACTTTCTTGCTACCTCCTAATTTCTTAGGAGCAGGACCACTACCGCTTGGCATCTGCATACGAGATGATCCCGGTAAGTTCGGAGTGTTTTTAGAATTTGCCATTATTTCTTTTTCATTGCAGATTTAACAGCACCTTTCATAGCGCCTTTTATCGCGCCTTTTACCGCTGCTTTAGCAACAGTTTTCTTCATACCTTTTGGAGGCATCAATTTTGATGATGCAGGTAAGTTTGGAATGTCTTTTTTCATAATTACTTCTTTTTTTGGTTTTTCATTGCCGCTTGGGCGTTTTTAGCATAGTTCTTTCTCGCACTTGCTTTTAACTTCGGATTACTTGCTTGCTTAATGTCATAAGCAGTTTTTGCACTTACTTTTTTCATTTTTCTAATATTTATCTTACTATTTTACCACCTAATGAAGTGTTTAGCCCTTGAAGGCTACCACCACTTTGTTTTCCTCTTGAAGACATAGACTCTCTTCTTTTATCGCTTCTTGCTTTTCTCTCAGCATAAGCTATAGCTCTTCTTTGATTAGAATCAGCCTGAATCTTTTTTAAGTTCTCAGCTAATGTTGAAGCATCAGCATCATAAGTTGGACTCTCTGCCAAAGGCTTAGACTGTCTAACTTTTGATTTTTCTTTTTCCTTTGCCATCACTAAGAATTTTTAATCTTACCTAAATCTTTCAAACTTTTTAAGTCAGATGCAGTTAGATTCTTTTTAGCTCCTGTATTAACATTTCTGAAATTAGCATTACGCTCTCTTCTTTTCATTGTATCAGTACTATCTCTTTTAAACTCTTTGTAAAGTTTTTCGTTAGATGCTCTTGATCCAATTTTAGAATCAGCAGACTTAACTATTCTACCCTTGCTATCTACAATGACAGCATTAGTTCTTTTCTTATCCGCAGGGATAAATCTTTTCTCATAAGGCTTAGCAGATGAAGTTCCTGATGCAGATACTTTAACACCTGAAGTAGCAGGAGCTTTTTCTATCTTCTTTTTAGACTCGCTGAATTTCTTGGTATAAGAAAACTCAGCGTTTGGAGTTTCAGCTAACGGAGTGTCAGGTCTTTTACTTGGCATAACTATTTATTTTTTAAAAATTTAAAATCTTCAGGGTGTGCCTTCTCATCTTTTTCAGAGATAACAACTCCTGTCGCTCTTCCATTATTGTATTTCGACTTAACAGCTTTTCTTTGAACAACAGGTTTTGGCGTTGGAGCCAATGGGGTATCCGGTCTTTTTACTTTAGGTTGTTGCATAATTATTTATTTTAAAAATGTAGGAATTGGAGATGGAGCCAAAGGAGTATCTCTACCTGCTGATTTATTTAAAGCTGACTTTTTTTTCTCAAACTCTTCTTTTGACATAGCTTGAGCTCTTTCAGTTCTTGGTCTTTCTTCAGCTCTTCTATACTGAGAAACTGCTTGTCTTCTAACAGCTTTTTTTTCTTCAATTTCCAAATTACTAATTGCTTTTCTTGCAACGCCTTTTGATTCTTGAACTTTAGCAGCTACCTCTTTACCTCTTTCTGTACGAGATGCTCTTTTTTCCATTCTTGCAGCAACTTTTTCTGCTCTTTGTGGGTTATTCTCAGCTATTCTGCCAAGTCTTTTGTATTGCCCCGGTCTTAAATCTGCCATAACTTTAAATGTATTTTGAAGCGTCAGATTTTATTTTATCTCCTGCTTCTTTCATTATTATTTTTTTTTGATTCTCTTTAGACTTATTTTCTGCCTTTCTTTTTGCTCTAAGCTCTGAACCTGTTTTTATAAGAAAATCAGCATCAGGAGTTGGAGCCAATGGCGTATCCGGTCTTTTTTTAGGTTGTTGCATAATTATTGTTTTTAATTAATAACTTTGTACAAATATATAAAAAATAATTAAATGAAATCAAATCAAGATGATTACCTAAAATATTGGAGGGTAATTAGACAATGGACAAAAGGAAGGTACGGATTAACACAATCAGACCTTGATATGCTTTTATTTTTGTATTCAGAAAAATATTTTGGAAGAGATAGATTCGAAGAATATGGAAGACTACTTGAATGGGACGCCAATAGATTCCAAAGACTTGTAAAGGAAGGGTGGATTGAAAGATTTAGAAATAGAGTAGGAAAAAGAAAGGCACTATACAAACTGCCAATCAAAACAACTCGAATGATTCAGTCGATATATAGAAAACTAAACGGGGAAGAAATCCCCGTTAGTCAATCACATAATAAAATGTTTGCAAAAAATGCGTCATACACAGATAAGCTTTATCGTGATATGATTATGAAGATGAACGAAACTATAAAACAACAACGACATCGCGCTCCTGAATAATAGTATGAGGCTTATCTTCTATTAGCATTGTAAATCCGTGTGTCTTGTCGTAATAGATTACGTCGTCTTTTTTAATAAAGTCAACCTCTGTTCCCGATTCAATGACCACGGCTTTTTTATAACGCATCGCATCAACGTCTTTTCCTGATAAAACTAATCCTGAATCAGTTGTTATCTCTTCGTCAATAGTTTTGACGATAATGTTTTTCCCTATTGGTTTCATACTATCTCCAAGTTATATATTTAACTAAAGCCATTTGCGCATCTACAATTTTGTTGAAAGCATTTGTTCTGAAAACATTTCCCTCCCAACTTTGCATTACTTTTCCGTAATCGATTTTTTCTAATTCAACTTGTTGCAACAAATCTAACGCGTCAGCCATTAGTCTTTTTGCTTCATTTACTTTCTCATCTCCCGATGGATTAAATGTTAAGCCTACTGCTTTTTCTCCGAAAGTTAATTCTCCTCTTTGATTTTCTTCCATAATCTCTATTTAATTAAATTTACAAATATTATTTTTTTATCAGAATGACTATCCTCAATGTTGTAATAGAAATAGTCAAAAGCCTCTTTGTATGTCCAATTATTTCTCGACATAAGTATCTTTATGATTTTGTCGATAGAATAAACAAGACAACTTTTGTTTGATATGCCAACTATGGCAGCATCAAAGCCATCTACCTTTACAAAGCCCTCATCAGGAAAGCTATCTAAAATCTTAATCAATGAATCCATCGTCTTTTAGGTTTTTAATGAATTTACGTTTGTCATTATCTTTTGGAGTAAGCATCACATCAACATACCCTGTATCTTTTCTGTGATCCAAAACTTTTACGTTGTAATGCTTTAACGACTCAACTCTGTCAATCAAAACTTGACACTCCTCTATCGTGGCATCATAACTTTGCATAAGCCCATAGATCTCAATAGTTGTATAGTCAATATCTCTTATCATCTTTTTTAGATTCGTCTTTCCAATTTAACCAAAATCCAACAGCAACGATTATGTTCATTCCCATTGAAGCTAATATCTCTTTTATATCCTCGTAAATATTTACCGTCAGATGGACGTGTCCTACAACCCAAAAAGGTATCGATAAGTTACACGCCACCCAAACGACAGTAAAATGGATAAATTCTCTAATCCGCTGTTTGCTCATAACTACGAGCCATTGTTACAATCGCATTAGTACTCAATATCGTAACAGCAACACTAATCGCGTTCTGTAATGCACTTCTTGTTACTTTAAGTGGGTCAATAACACCCATCTTTATCAGGTCTCCCATCTGTCCGGTCTTTAAGTTGTATCCAACTCCTGCCTCAACACCCTCA